GCTGTTAACTCTAAGGTTCCTCGTTCGAATCGAGGTGGGGGAGTTTGGGTAGGTGTCCGAGTGGTTAATGGAAACGGACTGTAAATCCGTCGGCTCCGCCTTCGGGGGTTCGAATCCCTCCCTGCCCATTGGCGATACTGCCAAACCAGAACCCCTTCCGTGTGACTTTAAGACCCTTCCAACAGGAAGGGTTTTATTGTATAAATACAATGAAGAAGAACAAAGTACCAGGGTTTGAGTAATTATGGCTCTTACAAGGCTTGATAATTTATATTCAAGTAAAACAGGAAAGTATCTATACGTATCTCCAGATGATTTTAATGCTACTGATGAATTAGACAATAGAGGAAACTCTCCTCTAAGACCTTTCAAAACAATTCAAAGAGCCTTTATCGAAGTAGCACGTTATTCGTATCTTCCTGGAAAGAATAACGACAGATTTGACCAGTTTAGCATCATGTTGATGCCTGGTAATCACTATATTGACAATAGACCTGGACTTATTGATGCAGCAAATGCAGAACAAAGATACCTTGATGCTGCAACTCTAATTGAATTAAACAAGCAAGAAATTATTGATCGTTCTGCTGCTGAAATTGCTGTTCAGCATCCAGATTTTTATTATCCTGGAGATCCTCAAACCACTCCAACTTCTAGGTACAAAGATTCTTATCGTTTAATTCAATTAAACAGAGATGAAATTTTAGATAGATCTTTGGCGCAAGTTGCCATAGATTACCCAGATTTTTATTTCCCAGGCGATACTCAAACAACAACTCACAGCAGATTTTACGATGCGTATCGTTTAATCCAGCAAAATAAAACTGAGATTGTTACTACAGCATGGAATAACATGCTGTTATTACATCCTACTGTATCCTCTACTGAAGTCAAGTGTAAGAGAGATATTGCTTATTTCGTTGATGCCATTTCTCTAGATATTTTCCTAGAATCTGTAAAATATTCTAGAAAATTTGTCCTTCAATATTTTAATGGCAATACACCAATTACAAATGGTCTTGTTGGCGAAGAAGCAGCTTCTGTAGAAGCATTCAATCAGGCAAGAGACCTGATGAAAAAAGCAATTACTAATCAATTATTGATTAAAGATTTAACAATTACTGCTGATCCAACAACTGGATCGAATACTAGCACCGCATCTTGTGCTAACGTTCAAACAGCTATTCAGACACTAACTTCTATTGTAACAACAGTAATTAGTTCTGGTGATATTACGTTATTAGCTCCAGAAACTGCACCTACATATGTTTCTGGTCAAAATAAGTGCCGTAGAGATATTGGATTTTTGATTGATGCGGTCTCCTTGGATATCGCTCAAGGTGGTGGCAATAGATATACACGCAAATTCCTACAAAATTATTTTACATCTGACGGATCAACTTGGATTACTGCGGGGTTACAGGGAGAGCAAACACAATCAAACGCTGCTTTCAACAAAGCAAGAGATTTGATGATTGCTGCAATAACCAATCAACTTTATTCTAAGGATTTAACATTAACACCAGATCCTTCAACTGGATCTAACACCAGTAGTGCATCTTGCGCTAATGTTCAGACCCAGATTACAACCTTAATTTCTCTTGTAACAACAACTGTAACTGCTGGTAATATTACTGGAAGTCATTTTGTAGCAGAAACTGTTGGTTCAATCCCTGCTGGAGAAACTAAATGTAAACGTGATCTTGGTTACGTCATTGATGCAGTTTGCGCTGATTTGAGAACGGGTGGAAATAATAATATAGTTTCCGCTACAAAAGCATATTTTGATAGACAAGGAAATCCAATTTCAAATGGATTGGTTGGAGAGGTAACACAATCTGTAACCGCTTTCAACATGGCTCGTGACATGATGAAAAAGGCGATTACGAACCAATTATATGGAAAAGATTTTACAATTCTAGAAGGTCCAGCAATTGCTGGAGCAGCAACTCCAGATATTCCTCATCTACCTTCTGGTAATTCTGCTCAGTGTATTGATGTTCAAAATACTCTCACAACATTAATTAGTGTTTTAACAACAACATTACAAGCAGGTAACCTTAATAATCTTGCTTCTATAACAGTTACTGGAACACAACCAGTATTCAATTACAACCGTGCGTTACAAGAATGGCAAGATGATAGTATTCTTGATTTAAGCAATCCAAATAATGTTCTCTACAAATTTAACTCTTCTACTGGTGGTTGTATCGTTCCTAGAGGTTGTTCTCTAATCGGTTATGACCTTCGTAGAACTATTGTTCGTCCTCTTTATGTTCCAGATCCCACAGACGGAACACAAGAAAGAACTTCTATTTTCAATCTAACTGGTGGTTGCTATATTTGGCAATTTACCATTAAAGATGGCGATCTATCTTCAAATTCTCCATTATATGATCCTACTACTAATGTCGGTAAAGTTTATTTCCAAAAGGGAAATACTGCTCAATTAGCAATTCCTGAATATTCTCACCATAAGATCACTATCATGACTTATGCTGATAGTGAAGAACTTGATCGTTATTATGAAAAAGTTGGTAGAGCTTTTGTTCAGTTTCAACCAGATATTGATGATGGAGAGTTTGAAACTCTTGTTCAAGAAAATAGAATTGTAGGACCACTTTCTGACACTAGAAGAATTGAAAGTATTCAATTATTTGATTCTGTTCCAGCTGGAACAATTAGAGCGAAAGTCACAACAAAAATTGACCATGGATATTTTGTTGATCAATATGTTGCTATCTTAAATTCTGGTTTAGACGAGCAAGTAAACGGCACATTTAAGGTCACTGCACTTGATGCAACAAATCCAAAGGTATTTGAATATCAAATTTCAGCAACAACTGCTGGATTAGGTCTTGTTTCTGGACAAATTTATACCACTGCTAGTGGTCTGGGGACAAATGCAGTTGCTCAAGCAGAAATTGACTCTGTAGAATCAGCATCACCATATGTATTCAACTGCTCGATTAGATCTACTTGGGGTCTGTGCGGTATGTGGGCAGACGGTGCAAAAGCAACTGGATTCAAGTCCATGGTTGTTGCTCAGTACACTGGCGTTTCTCTACAAAAAGACGACCGTGCCTTCATCCGTTATGATAGATTTACAAATACTTGGAATCAAGCATCATTAACAGATGCTTTTGCTACAGTTCCTTATCACACCAAGGGTGATGCATATTGGAAGGATGATTGGAGAAACTTCCACATTCGTGCTTCTGATGACGCTTTCATTCAGTGCGTTTCTGTGTTTGCCGTAGGTTTCTTTGACCACTTCTTAATGGAGAGCGGTGGTGATATGTCTATCACCAACTCTAACTCCAACTTTGGTAATACATCTCTACACGCAAAAGGATTTAAAGGATTTTCTTTCAACCAAGATAAAGGTGGATACATTACTGATATTATTCCACCTAAAGTTATTAATACTTCCCCAAGCAGTGAGCAAAAAATTCAATATTACACATTAGATATTCAAGCATCTAATGCATCTACAAACCACACAAAACTGTATTTGGGAACTGATGGTGCATCAGATCCAGCAGTAAGACCAGCAGCATCAGTTGGTGGTTATAGAATTGGAAGTAAAACAAACGAAAGATTATATGTTAAACTTGATAATGGTACTTATTACTCCAAATTAGAACCAACAGGATTTACAAGATACACAGTTTCTCTAGAAACATTAAATCCTGCTGGAATTACCATTAATGGAAAAGCACAGGATGCTGCAAATCAAATTGAAGATAACAAATCATTTATTACTTCTGAAGCATATCAATACATTCTTGCAAAATATCCAGCACTAACAACAAACACTAGCATCAACATTTCAAAATGTCAACGTGACATGGGATATTTTGTTGATGCAGTTGTACAAGATTTGCGTTTGGGTGGTAATATCAATACAATTCAAGCTGCAGAAGGATATTACATTGGTAGTCAGTTAGTTTATATTCAAAATGAATTAACGGAAAGCATCGAAGCATATGATTATGTCAAGAATCTATGTATCGCTGCGATGCGTAACTTTGATTATTTAAGAACAAATTGCCAAACATCAACAGGTTCTGCAATTGTTACTGTTGGTGATACAACAGGAATCTTAGTTGGTATGCGTGTTCGTGAATATAATGCAAGTTCTTTCACAAATGGACTATTAAATCCTGGTCAAACTCCAATAACGACTAATATTCCATCAGGAACTTATGTAAAACGAATTGTTAATGCAACTCAGATTGAATTGGGTGTTGCTGGAAGTAAATTATCATCTGGTTCCGTTGTTAATGCATTACAAAACTCCAGCACAGCAAGATTGTACTTTGATCTCCCAGCAGGAGCTTGGTCTTTAGTAACCCCAACAAAAGATGCTACTATTGTACAAGATACAGTATATCCAGAATGTGCAGATATTGCATCTATTATTACTGGTTACTTTGATGATATCATTGAAATTTTAAATCTAGGTCCATCTGCATCTGTTACAAGAGTTGAACCTGTTATTGATTATGCTGGATTGGCGAAGAGAGCAACCTTATTTACAGTAAACACTGGTGGTTCATCATCAAACCCACATAAATTTGAAACAGGAACTCCTGTGAGGCTTGTACCAAAAGCAAAAACAGGTACAACACCAGACAAGAGAGTTATTCGTTTACCAAAAGGATTTAATGCAAATACAATTTATTATGTAATTGCTCCTGGTAGAGTAACTCAACCAGAATCTTATGCTGGAACAACATATTTTGATGGTTCTGATCAAACAAAATTAATGCTTGCAGCAACCAAAGAAAATGCTGCCGCTGGCATATACATCTACTCTTCAGAAACAGATTCTGTTGATCCAGATGTTGAAATTGAAATCCAACAATATGTTTTAGACGAAACCTATGATTTACACAAATACAAGTGTAATCTTGCTGGTGCTGGAGAAATTGAGACCGATGTATCTCACATTTTTGATCTTCCAAATGCTGCAGTTACTCCACAGAAGGTATTTTTCCGAGTAGCTTCCGATATTGTTGGATCTGATCTTCCTGAAATTGCTGGTTCTGGAACTATAAACACCAAAACATATTATTATGCAAGATATATTACCTCTAAAAAGTTAAGCATTCATACTACACATGCAGATGCAATCGCTGGGGTTAATGCGATTTCGTTTGTACCTAGCAGCGGTCAAAACTTCTATGTGTTTGCCGACAAGAGAATAAGTCCATTAAGATTCGATGCTACGTATAGCACTGTTGGTAATACTTCTGGATTGTGGTATTTACAAGTAGTCGATGAATCTTCTGCTGGTTTAATTAGAAGCGACAGCATTCTACATAGATTCCATGATGTTGCTGCTTATGGACCAGGATCAGGAAAAATTAGAACCCTTGATACGTGGTTCACTCGTATACAAGATACTAGAGAAAAACAAGATAGAATCTATCGTCTGAAGTATGTCATTCCTTATTATTTAACCACAGTAAGAGATCCTCTCAATGGATTTGTTATCAAAGCAAGAACGGATGACAAGAGAAGATTAGTTCCACAGAAAATTCGTTTGCAACCAATTGGTGGAGCACCAGCAATCCCTACATTCTTGAATCCTGGTGGCGCTCAAGAAAGAATCGGGTATAGCGAAGCACAACTTGCTGCAGATCCTATTAATCCAGTTGATTCTGGAGTATTTGATCTTTCGCCAGAAAAGAGAACATCGCTTTATGATCCATACAACAATCCTAAAATAATTGGCAGTGACAGAACCGCAAGTAAAATTGCTTTTACAATTCAATCAGCAAATCAAGTTACAGTAAGCGGAACAACATACTTAGAATTGGTTGCTTTTGATCATACTATTACAAACAATGCTTTAAAGAATGAAATTTTCTATGTGGTTGAGATAAATGCTCCTCAAGGTGGATCATTTGTTGTTAATAATTCTGCATCTGTTTCTGTGAATGCTGTAAGTTGGGTTGGTTATACACAAGGTTCTGGGTATATTCAAGGTTATTTCAATGTTGATACCAAACATTACTTGGTATTGAAAAATGTAACTGGTGATTTAGAATACAATAATATCATAAACACGAGATTTACTCAAGGTTCTGTATTTGCAGATTTACTTACAAAACCAAATAGTATTGGTGATTCCAAAGGAAGAGACAAATCAAACAGAAAAGATTTTCTATACAGGGTAGAAGGAGCAAATGTTTATACGTTAGTTCCTGGCGACACAATTACTGACGACGCCAGCAATCAATATAAGATTATATCAGTTACTGATGTTGGAGATTTTGAAGATACCTTCTACGTATTCGATATCGATACTATTCAAGAAAGAATTCCTGGTCAACAGGATGGTGTTTATTACTTAACATGTATACGAGGAAATATCTCTCCATATCCAACTGGTGCTGGAGTAGGAGAAAACTTTAGAAACTTTAAGTTCTCTCAACCTATTTCTCAATTATATCCATTAAACTATAAAAATGATCCAGTATGGTTCAAGCAATTAAATTCTACTTATAATGATGTTCCTGCTTCAATTGCTGCAGCAGATAATTATACTCATGGATTGGTCACAATTAATGATTCCAAAAATAGTGAAACTAAAGAATTAGTATTAGATCTAGTTTTGCAACCAGCATTAAATTCTTATACGTTCGTTAAATCAGAATCTTTAACTACACCAACTTTAAATCCTTCTGGTGGTTCTAACATTATTGAAGCACAAGAAGGAAATGCAACTTCTGGATCTGAAGACAGATATATTCCTATTTGTGGTGATTCTGTATATCCAACACAAAGAAAAATTTATGTAGAACTTCGTAGACCATCTATTGCACGTTCTGGTAACCACACCTTTGAATATCTAGGTTTCGGTCCTGGTAACTATTCAACTGGTTTCCCACTTCGCCAGGAAGTTGTTCTAACAGATTCTCAAGATCAATATGCTCAATCTAAGCGTGAAGATGGTGGTATCGTCTTCTATACAGGTCTCAACTCTAATGGCGACCTTTATATTGGTAACCGTAAAATCAATGCTATTACAGGCGAAGAGACATATTTAGAAAGAGCAGAGTTAGTCGAATCTGAAGATGATTCCACTGATAATCTTGGTGGATTGGTAACAACATTTGATGTACCAGTAACCTTCAATAATAGAATCACAGTCGAAGGAAATGCAAACTTCAATAATCCAGTTGAAATTTCTGTAGATGCAAATGAAGGAACTGCCCTTAGAATCTATAGCGTAGTTGACGGAACGATAGGTGATGACGTTTCATTGAGCAGATCTGTTCAAAGAAACAATAATCTTGGAGACATTACATTAACTAAGAATCAAATTAGATCAGCTATTTACACTGTAACCCCAAGACAATCATTAGGTTTAGACGGACAACAGTATTCATTCAGAACTCACTATACTTCTACTTTAGGTCCAACTAATACAACACCAGATCAAACTGCTAAATTTAGCAGCACTCAAGAAATTTCTTACAGCGCATCCTTAAAACCACTCCCAGGAGATATCTTATTAAAGGGAAGTGAAGTAGGTCTTTCTGGATCTCTTGGGTGGATTTATGCAAATTATTACACGGAGATTTCGGATAGCAATATTCAAAACATTACTAGTGATGGAACTTTACTTACAATTAATTGGGTAGTTGGTGTAACTAACCAGAATTTAAATATTTCTGCTGGTTCTCAGTTAAGAATTAGTGATTTCAGTGCAAACAATAATCTAAATGGTATTTGGACTGTCTTAACTTCTGGATTTAGTCCTACAGGCACTTTTGCTAAGATACAAATAACAGTTCCACCTGCTTCTGGAATTGTTTACACATGGTCTACTCTTCCTTCTGCAGCAAAACTAGAAGTTTCTAGAGCAAATTGGAAAGAAGTTGGTGTAATTGGTTCAGAAACAATTAGAACCAATACCGAAACTTTTGGTGATTATAAGTTTGGTGTAAACACTGTTGCTAGAGCAAGTAATGATGCATACAAGACAGGATTTGTAGAAACAAATACTGATCCTGTAGCAAACTTAGATGTTGTCGGAACTGCATTCATCAGTGGTAAAAAAGTAAATATTTCTGTTGCTGGAGGAATTCAAACAAAAACTCTTGTCGGAAGAGACGATGCGTTCATTGTTGGTGGCAATTTCTCATCGTTAAGCGATAGAGCTGTATTCCGAGTTTCTACTTTAGGCGCTCTTGGTGGAAAGGTTGGTATCAATGCATCTGTAGCAGAAATTACTGCTTCTGGCGCAGATTTCCTTGTCAATGGATCTACAAACATTCTAGGATCTATTACTATTGCTGGAACTGTAACATTAACCACTGGAAATATTGATAGTCCAAACCCAACGTTTAATCTAGCAAATAGTCCAACTACGGTTAGCTTTGCTGGAAATGCGACTACTTTAAATATTTCTAATAACGTATTAGCAACTGGAACACAGAATTTAAATATCGGCAACTACTTTACTAATCAAACAGTAAAAATAGGTGATGCTGCCGCAACTTCTAACCTATTCATCCATAGAAATTCTACCAACTCCATAATTGATATTGGAACAGTAGATAATTCAAATGGTAGTTATATTTCTAATGTAACTATCGGTGGTGCATTTGCTAATAGTTCCAGTTTGTTCACCGTTAAGAATAGAAATATAAATCTTGATGGTGATGTTCAAATTGGTTCTGGATTTGTTGCTGGATCTGGCACTTCTAATCTCTTTACTTTTGCTCAGAATTTAAATCTATTCAGTGCTTCTGGTGGACCAAATACAATCAATTTTGCTAGAAGTGCTTCTCTCTTAAGTATTGGTGCTGATGCTGGTACAACTACAATTAATAACAGCGTATTAATCAAAGCTAGTGAAACAGTTAATGGAGACATTACGTTATCTGGTGGATTAAATGCTGGTGGGGTTGAAGTAATTCGTGGTGTATTTGGAACGTCTCCAATTTCTCACCTAGCTGGTTCATTAATTAATTTAAATATTGATCTGTATCATCCAGTAGGAATTGGGAAAACATTAGATACTCAAGGTGCTGCAAATTGGGCGCCAACAAATACTACATTATATTTAAATGAACCATCTTCAACCACCGACATCAAAATAGGTGATTATCTATTAATTGATAGATCAGTAACCTTTACTGGACAACCTTCTGGTTATGTTCCAAATCAAGCAGTTAGTGAAATTGTCAGGGTCACTGCTTTAACAAACTTAAATAACTCTGCGGATCCTCTCGGATTTAGAGTAGAAGTTGTTAGAGCTCAAGATGGCACAACTGCTGGAACTCACCCAGATAATGTTCCTATCGTAAGATTGGATAAATCTAATGATGTAAGTTATCTAACAGATGCGGTTGGAATCAATACTGCTGGTGCTAATACTGTAATTAAAACAGCTGAATTTGGTGGATCTCTTGTTGCTGGGGATTTCTTGAGATTATCTAATTCCGAATTAGTTAAGATACAAACAGTTGTTTCTGCATTGACATCAATTCAATCTCTCAGAATAACCGATGGCGGATCTCCTGCGGTAACTAATTTCTTAGTAGAATCTACTACTGGTAATACTTTAATTAAAGGAAGAACCGATGTCTACAACAGCATCAACTTGTATGGATCTGATGTAGCAAATACCAAGCAATTTATAATTAATAATGGAGCAACAACCACTACTCCATCTTCAACGACAGCAATTACTGGAAGTACATTTACAGTAACCCCAAGTGGAGGAGCTGCTCTACCATCTTCTGGAGGCGTTGCCACAGATTCTATGATAGGAACATATACTGGTGGACCAGTATATGCAGGAGCACAAAATAGAAACCCAGCTTTAGCATGGTCATTCAATACCTCTTTACTTCCAGCTGGCATCGCTATTGCAAGTTATACTGTATACCTTGAAGATTTGTCTGCTACAAATCCATCAACTGGTAAGAGAATTGTACATTGGCATTTAAGTGGAATTCCATCTGCAACCACATCAATTCCTGCAAACGCAACAACATTACCAGTAGGAACAGTTATACAACCAAATTATGTTGGTACTTCTCCTGGAACAGATGGCGTTTCTGTTGTTGGTTATTCTGGACCTCAACCTGTATCATCTGAAATTCACACATATCGATTAACAATTACTGCTGTCCTCAGTGGAAATACTAATTCTGTATTAACTCAAGCAGTAGAATTTACATATGGAAATCTGAACCCAATTGCAGTAGCAAGTCCAACATTTGTAACTAATTCTAATGTAGTTACAAATGCTGTTACTGTCTCTTCTGCAGTTACTACTTTTAAAGTAGATAGTGCTACTGGAAACACCAGTATTCTTGGAAATCTGGGGATTGGAGTTGGATTCAACAAACTAACCGTAACTGGTTCTAACGGAAACACAACAATCAATGGTGGAGATTTCAGAATTTATGATGCTGCTGGAACTTCTAACAGATTGTTCTTACAAAATGGAACTGGAAATCTAACAATCTCTGGTTTATATACTTCTGAAGCAACAACTGGAACTAATATTTTCAATAGTGATCTTAGATTAAATGGCGGTGATTTCCAAATCAATAGAGGATCTCAATGGACTGCAAGCACTGCAGTCGCTGTAAATAGTTTTGTATATAATAACGGTATTACATATAAAGTAATTACTGCAGGAACAACTGGAACTGGTGCTCCAACTCACACATCTGGTTCTGCAGTTAATGGAACAGCATCTCTCCAAGTTTATAATCACTTTAGAGTAAATAATAATGGAACGATTGATTTGGGTGGATTAGATTTCTATTATGGACCTACTGGAGCGAGAAGATGGGAATTACTTGGCGTTCCTTCTGGCGATGCTGGAGTTGTTACAAGTAATGTAAGTTATTTTGTTAATGCAACTGGAACGATTTATGTCAAACTTCCACCATCTCCTTCCATGGGAGATATGATTAGATTCATTGATATTGGAGGAAACTTAAAATATGATACGAGATTTGTTGTAAGGGCGGCAACTGGAGTTCCAATTCAGGGGGACAGCACAAATATTGCTACGACAGTTGCTGGAATAACATTAACTGGTTATGATGGAGGAGAACTTATTGTTACAACTCCGAACGCAGCTTTTGGTTTAGTTTATGCTGGTCCATTCTTATCAAATGGAGCTGCTTCTGGCGTTCCAAGTGATAGACAAGGTTGGTGGTTAATGGAAATTTAATCTATGGCAAACTACGGAAGTATAAAAACGATGAAAGCTGCGGCGATTGGTACGATCATGCCGTGGACAGGGGACCTAACTGAGGTCCCTAGGGGATGGTTGATATGTAATGGTGGCGAAGTAAATGCATCAGATTTTCCTCTACTTACTCAAGTAATAAAAACAACATACGGGGGAACAGTTCCATCATCTGGAACAGGAAGTGCATTTCCAAACTATACTGGAACAATAATTTTACCAAACATTTCTCAAAAAGCATTATCCGATGTTGATAGTAGTTATTTTGGCGCTGGAGCTATAAGACCAAACATAGATACTTCTGCTGCTTTGGGAGCAGTTGGATCTTATATTGGATCTGGCGATACTGATAATGGTGTTCCTGGTGAATTTAATAACATTTACACTGATATTATGTTTAGTTATACGCCAGAAAATGATTTTTCTGGGTCTATAACTGGATCTACATATGATCCTGGATTTGGATCTAAAACAGTTTATACATCTCCTAGAAAATTGGGAAGAAGGCACACCCCAACACATTCTCACCCAACAACCGTTCCTAGCATATCAAGAACTAGTGAAAGTAGACCAGGACAAGGGGTTTCTTGCTCAAGAGAAATTAGTTATAGAATTCAAAAAGCAAGATCTGATGACCTTTTGGATTCTCCTCAAGTTGATATTGGATATACTGGACCCAATAACGCAGGAGATGTAGGAAATTCTTATGGCACTGGTTCTCCTGGTATTGTTTTAGCAAATATTGATGCCGAAGTTCCTCCAAACAACATGATACCAAATAATGTTGCCTCTAGTGGATTATCTAACTGGATCGGAAGTGCTGATGCACCAGAACCACCAGATCCATTTGGACAACCAAACAATAACCCAGTACATGATAGATCTTTTGATCCTTTAGAGAGTGTTCCATATGCTACGGGTGGAGGAAATATCAGGATACAAAACAGAAATTATGATAATGGAGATTCAAACAGTGGAGATGTTCACATTCCATATGAGGTAATGTTCAATCATTCTGGAATTAGTTTTAATAAAACATCTTTAACTGCTGGTATTTCTGATATGATCAATGCTCATGGGCACGAATCATTTGATATTCTTTATGATAAAGCATCTCTTAGAATGCCAACAACGATTACTGCAAATGTGAGGTCCGATGTTGTACCTCAAAATATTCCTCGTGCTCTAAATACTAGAGTATTAACACAAACTCCTAGTGTTATTGTCATGTATATTATACGAGCATACTAATATATGGCAAATTACGCAGTTCAAAAAGCAAAATTTGGCGGAATGGTTGGCACAATACAACTATTTTCCACGCAACTACCAGCAACTAATGATCCAGGAGATGCAACTTTTGTTTCGTTGATTCCCGCTGGTTATCTTCGTTGCGACGGAAGTATTTTGTCTTCAAATTTGTACCCTGCTTTAGCAGAAGTTTTGGGAACTGGTGCTGAAAGTAAGTTTAGAAAGGAAGGTGTAACTTTACGAGATGATCAATTTCAATTACCAGATTTAGGATCAAAATATATTCAACCAGGAACCGCAACTGGAACATATACTGGTTTGAACTTATCTGATGGTACAACTAAAAGAGTTGGAGCAGAATTTGAAGCAATATCAAACGTAGGAACTTCTGCAACAATATCTTATACTGGTAATTTTAATGTATCTGGACAAAATGATGCGTTGTTAGGAAACCCAAGATATAATGGTCCTACATCAAGAGAAACACAAATTGCAACCTTAACTGATACAGATTTTCAAGCTCACGGACATCTTGCAAATCAAACTGTCTTAAATTGTACTGGAAATTATTTGGTTTCTAGCAAAAATGGTCCGTCAAGTCCTGGTATAAGTGGAAATGATTGCACTCCATATGCTGGAAATGATGTATATACCTTAGAAGCACCAGAAGGAACTACATCAACTTCTTCTCAACATGCCCATAGAATAACAATGCCGACCACTTATAGTCATAATTACAGATGGACATATAATACATTTAATATTCCCGCAATAGGATTAGAAACAACAATTAATATCTCAGTTAAACCAACAGAAACTTTCGATGATGCTGTATCTCCTTTCATTTTAGTAGAATACATAATTAAACACTAAAAAATATTGTTGAGAAGCATATGTAATGGCATACGCATTAGGGCATTTTACATCTAATTTTAATCTATCTTTTATTACAGTTGGATGTAATTCAGGAATTTTTTGGTTCCCTGATGGCAGCGATCCATTAAGAGATTCAATAACAAACTCTTATATGACCTTTCTTGGTCGATATGGAGAACAATCTGGCGTAGATTATTGGGTTAATTATTGGAATAATGGTGGTGCTGCGGCTTATGGCGGATCTGTTTCAAATATGATCCAAGATGGCGCTGTTGCCAGTGGAGAACTTGGTGCTGTAAATGCATATGGAAGACACAGTGGAATGACCACTGGTGGTTGTCCTGTTTACGGGTGTACTGATCCATTAGCAACAAATTACAATCCATCGGCTCAATTTGATAATGGAAGTTGTACCTATAATCCACCAACTCTTGTAAATTTTAATATTGATAAACAAGATGGCAGTGATGCTGGAATTGGAACAGTACCATATGGTCAAAGCGTTAATTTAAGATGGAATGTTAGTGGTAAAATTACCTCAGTATCAATTAGTGGTGGTATTGGAGTAGTATCATCTTCTGGGTCCAGAAGTTTTTCGCCAACATCTTCTGGATCTTATATTTTCACATTAACAGCAACTGGACCTGGAGGAGTTACAACTGGTAATTATGGATTTATTGTTGCTGCGCCGCCACCCCCATATGTTTCTTTTAGCATATCAACAAATTCAATTACAGTTGGAAATACTGCCACTTTATCATGGTCGGTATCTGGAGTTATATCTTCTATAAGCATTGATCAAGGAATTGGATCTATTTCAAATAGTGGAACAAGAGTAGTTTCACCTACTTCGGCTGGAACATATGTTTACACATTGACTGCAAATGGACCAGGAGGAACAACACAACAGAATGTTACTTTGTTTGTGTCAAATCCCCCGCCACCAACAGTATCTTTTTCTGGATCGCCAACAACAGTTGCGAGGGGATACCCTGTTATTTTGAGCTGGTCTGTTTCTGGAATAAATGTGACCAGTGTTTCAATTGATAACGGGATTGGTGCAGTATCTTTTTCTGGATCACGTACAATTTATCCTTCATCACCGCCAGATCTACCCTGGGCGCTGTTGCCAGATGGATATCTTGCTGCGACGACTACATATAATATAACAGCTACAAATGCTGGTGGTTCTACCACACAGCAAGTTGTCGTTACAATTAGAACTCCAATTGTATTAGAATTAAGTGGATCTCAAACAATAGTTGCTGGTGAAACTGGATACTTACAATGGACGATTGCTGGTGATTACAGTAATTTAACAATTAATAATGGAGTTGGGAATGTATCTTATGAAGGTGATCGAACAATCGATGTTTATCCTACAACAACAACCACATACGCATTAACAGCAACAAATCCGCAAGGATTTAGCGTTACAGATTATCATACAATTAACGTTTTACCAACAAGACCTATGGCGACACTAAATTTTACATCACCAGGATCATTTAACTTACCAGCAACTATTTCAGAATTTACCTATACGGTAGAAGGTGGTGGCGGCGGTGGTGGTGGTTATGATGCTGGAAGTCCTGGGGGAACTGGCGGTAGCGGCGCTAGAATACAAGGAACTATTAGAAATGTTGCTGTTGGATCTTCTATTCAGGTTTATGTAGGAAAAGGTGGCGGTGCTGGCGCTGGGGGTCGAGGAAATGGATCTGGTGGATCTGGCGCAACAAATAGTTATGGTGGCGGCGGATCTGGTGGATCTGGAGGAAATTCTGGTCCTGGAGGATGGTCTGGTGCTGGTGGAGGCGGTGGAGCTGCTGGCGTTTTAGTATATTCTGGCACAGTTCTTGTAGTTGCTGGAGCTGGCGGCGGTGGTGGCGGCGGCGGAAATGATGGTGGATATAATAGTTATCAAACTGGAGGAGATGCGGGAGGACTGTCTACGTCACTTAATCTAGGATCTGGAGGAAACGCATCAAACCATGGCGGAGACGGCGGCGGCGGTGGCGGTGGTGGCGGTGGATCGCCAGCTGGATCTAATGGATTTACTCCAGGTGGAGATAGTGATGCTGGAGGTGGTTCTGGTGGTGGCAGTTATTATAATATATCGTATCATTCAGGATCCCCCAGCTTTAGTTATGGTCCAGGAGGGGGAGGTTCTGAAACAAACGGTGCGGATGGTGTCATAACAATTACATATGCTGAAGATGATTTTACCCCAAATCCTATTCTAGATTTTACGACGGTTACTGGTGCCACACCTAGCACCACTTACACTACAACTGGAACAACTAGCGGCAATAGAACAATTACTGGTATTAATGTACCTGTTTCAGCTTCTGCATCAAATGGTGCAACTATAATTAAAAACGGCGTTAATTTAGGAACAAGCACTACGACCGTAGTAAATGGTGATGTTCTAGGTCTTTCGATGACATCTCCAACAACGTATTCGGCAAGTAAAACTTCTACTTTAGCAGTTGGTGGCGTTAATGCAAACTGGGCAATTTTTACTAATGATTTGCCTACCTCAGTTCCAAATCCATATGATTTCACTGACTTAACTGGAGTTGGATTATCCACTTTAACCACAAGTAATGAAGTCACAATTTCTGGTATGACAGGAACAAATGTTCCTGTGTCTGCAACCGCTTCTTCTGGTGGATCACCAGTTTCAGTTGAACTTATCGTCGGTGGAATACCATTAGGATCTTCTAGTGGAACTATTAATAATGGACAAACATTGAGATTGCGTATGACTTCTGCTGCTGTTGTTGGATCAACAACTACTGCGCTAGTTACTATAGGATCTGGTAGTGCTGTCGATTGGAATATTCAAACTGTGTTTACAGTTGATACGGCGCCAGATTTCTTTAATTTTACAAATCAAACTGGTGTTGCTGCTGGTGCTGCAATTGACAGTAATATAGTAACAATCACTGGAATTAATTCCCCAGCAGTTATTACCACAACAAGTGGTGCATTAGTAAGTGTAAATGGTGGTGCTTTCGTTGCTCCTACTTCAGGAACAACAATATTAAATAATCAGACATTACAACTAAGATTAACTTCTTCATCAACTCCAGGAGGATCTGCTTCTACAACTGTAAGTATTGGAGATCCAATAACAGGACAAGTAACAGATGAGTGGCAAATTGATACAACTACATCTGGGGATACTACACCAGATGATTTTGCTTTTGTTAATAAAACAAATCAACTTGCTAGTACGCAAGTTTATAGTAATACTGTTGTTATTCAAGGAATCACTTCTCCTGCCACTGTTGCTATTTCTGGCGCAAGTGGAGCTGAATTTTCAATCGATGGTGGACCTTATACCTCATCAAGTTCAACAATTAGTGATGGTCAAACATTAAGTTTGAGATATACAACTGGTGCTTATGGAAGTCCAACTGCTACTATCAATATTTCTGTTGGAACATTATCTAAAACTTGGCAAGTATCTGTCCTTGGTTCTGCCCCCACATCGCTAACAACATCAACGTGGTATAATGCTGACGTTGGTAAAAAGTTAGATGGGTTGGCAATAGGAACAGTTATTTCGGTTTTTAAAGATTCTACTGGAAGTTGGGGTAATCTTGATGGGTCATTAACATCACGTTATCCTGGGTTTATTGAATGTGATGGTAGAACTTTGAATGCTGTAGATTATCCAGATTTGTTTAGTGTATTAGAAAGGAGATATGGTGGAACTGGGGCAGTTGTTACCAGTGGATCTACCAAAACATATTCGGGAACATTTAAGTTGCCAAATTATAAAAATAGAAAGATTATGGGGGCTGGAAATGTTGATGGAAATAGCGCCTCATCACCAATTCTCCCAACTGCTGTTGGACCAGATGGAACAGGTTCTGGTGGAGGAACTATTGTTGGTTCTGAAGGGGGAAGTTGGTACATTGCAACTTTAGATGCTTCTGGTCCCTCTCCAAGAGAACAAGTATATACTGGTGGTCAAGATGGAGAATTCTTTAAACTTGGAACTATTAGAACCACTGGATACGATCAAATTGCTTCTGGAGTTGGATTTAATATTGCTGGAAATACTACACAAACAGTTGGACCACTACAAGAAAGAATTGTAAGTGCTCCTCTTCATACCCATGAAATAGTAACAGCAACGGTATCTTCACAAAATACTGGATTGATCAGTTGGGGTGCCAGAACAACATTTGGTGGATCAAGAAGAGTTAATACTAATAACATAAGTAGTTCAATTCCAGGTGGTCCAAGTATAGGATATTCATTTTTCGGAACTGGTAGTTTTTATGATGCAACAATTAGTTATTCAAACTGGTGGAGTTCTAATAAAGATGGATCTTTACAATTATTGAATAACGTTGGTAGTTATATGGGTGCAATTGATGTCCAGGCAAATACTGCAAGTGCTCAATCTTATTCTCCACCAGGCGGAGTATTAACACACAGTCATTATCTGTCACTAAATACTTATGGAAATCCAAATAATGTTTTTGGATGGGGAAATAATACTGGTGGTGGAACATCTGCTGGAGGAATGTCAACCACCACAACCGTTGACATAAGTTTTACTACATCTGAATTGGGAAGCACTTTAAATGATGGTGATTTTCAATTAAGTAATTCAAAACAACTGATACCAACAGTCAATTTAAGACCAAATTCAACGGTTCCATTGATGACCAGATATTTTAGAGTAAAATACTTAATTAAAGCATATTGAATTATGAGCGTTCAACCTATTAGACCCCTCGAATTAATGAAAGATTCGAGAATGACAAAATTTGATTGTCAAGATTTTATTGGTGTATGGGAAGATTTTGTTCCAGCACCTTTATGTGAAAAACTCATTAATGTATTTGAAGATACAACGCAAACTTCATCTTTAATACAACCATCAGATGATGAAAATGAAGTCAAAACAATGGATGGAACTGATCAATTTAAAGATCATAATCTAGGAAGAAAAGATCTTTCTATAGCACTATCTGATGCAAATCCAACGTTGACGTATCAAGTTCAGCAATATCTTCAAGCATGTGCAATGCACTATATTAATCACTTTGGACAATTAAAATCGTGCAGATTGATCTCTACTGATGTAAAAATGCAAAAAACAGAACCCATGGGTGGGTATCATATTTGGCATTATGAAAACAGCACTTACTTTCATTCTCCCAGAGAGTTGACTTGGATAATTTATTTGAATGACATGCCAGATGGTGAAGGTGAAACTGAATTTTTATATCAAAAAAGAAGAATAAAACCAAAGCAGGGAACCGTTGTATTTTGGCCAGCTGGTTTGACACACGTCCATAGAGGATTGACTGTTTATACTCAAGATAAATATATCTTGACAGGTTGGTATTTAAAAACTCCTTGAACATGGAAGAAACTACGGAAAGAATTTCAGTATCTAACAGACAGGTAAATTTAGAAATTAATTTTGCCGAAAAGTTGGCAGCGAGGGGGCAAGTTGTCACTCATTTTAAAGATGAAATTTGGGATAATATAATTTTAAAATCTATCCCATTAAATTGGCATGATCCAGAAAAGGATGAAATACAATTTTTGTTATTTTATAATGATGGAACTTATTTTTGTCAAAAAAGAAGAAACAAATATGATTTTGAATCTAAATCTTCATACTGGGCATCATACGTTTTTTCTGAAGGATCAAATGAGCAAGCAAAAGAATTGTATGAATTATTTGATGGTGTAGGAAGAGTTCAAAAACAAGCAAATTATAGTGTTTGGATTGAAAAAGGTAAGGAATTATATGATAATGCTTTATATTATCAAGCAAAATATGTGAAAAAAATGGTAGATATACAAAATTTACTTTTGTATTCTGATTGGCGTGTTCTTCCAGATGCTCCAGAAAAATTAGAGAATGAAAGAGAAATGTGGATTAAGTGGAGAGATGAGGTTAGAAAACTAATGAGATCATATGATGATTTTGAAACCCCATATAAAGCTTACGAATATGTTTCTAAACTTAAGTTTCCGCTTGACCCAAGAAACTATTTGAAAGAATATCCAAATCAAGATGTAGAATATCTTTCCACGGAAGATCAGTATGTGAAGCAAGAATTCATGGCTTCAAATGATTGGGTTGCAGCAAGAATCCTAGATATCAGTGATTTTGTACAAAATTATGTTCCGCAAGAAGTAGTTGTAACAAAAAAAGTTAAAGATCTTCTTGCTGAATTAAAAGCAGAACAATATTTTCCATACTACGACTTCGAAAAATACGTAAAAGAAGAACCACAGTAAAAATATGATTTATACTATTGATTTGATTGATGAAGTAACGGTAAATTCAATTTTAGAATTTTATAAATTTTGTTCTTTTTCTGATGGATCTATATCTGGATCTAGTGACAAAAATATAAAATATAATGAAGAAATTGATGACAAGATTCATTTAGACAGTTTAACTGAATATACTGATAAAGCATTTAAAAGATGCGAACAATTTTCTTACATGTTCACTCCTAGAGCAACTACCCTTCCAAAATTTTTGCGTTATACTGAGGGTATGCATTATGATTATCACAATGATTTTTATTTAATTAATCAAGTAAGAACTGATTGGAGTTGCACTTGCTTTCTCAGTTCTCCAAATGATTATGAAGGTGGAGAATTAGTTTTAAATGTTGGTAATAAAGAATTAGAATACAAATTAAATCCAGGACAGGTTTTGGTATATCCAACTGGAATATATCACAAAGTTAATAAAATAATCTCTGGAGAAAGGAACGTTATAGTTTTTTGGATGGAATCTGTGATTCAAGATTCTAGAATAAGGAATATTTTGGCAGAATATTCTCAATTAATGATGGCAAGAAAAAACGAAATATGTGATTATCATTCAGATTTTGAAAAAATAAGGTATCAAATTATTAGAGAATACGGACAACTTTAAATTATGGAATATCACGATTTACCTCACGACTTTACTAAAGAAGACATTATTTCGTATGAAAATGTTTTTTCTGAACCAGAAGTAGAAAGCATATTTCAATATTTGGCAAGACCAAACTGGAGATATGGTCATGTATCTTCAAGTCAAAAATATACAAATTGCCCACCTTTTTGGTCTATGAGCTTAGTTGATGATGAGTTTTTTACTATTCATCTTCTAAATAAGATTAAACAACTGACTGGTGAAGATTTAATTATTTCTACCGTTTATGCTAACGGTCAAACTTATGGTTTGGGTGGTCAACCACATCTAGATGCTTATGATGATAATGGAAGAACATTCATATATTATGCAAATCGTGGATGGGATGTTCGTTGGAATGGCAAAACAACATTTATTTTTAAAGATGGTTATCACCATGAAATTCCAGGCGCAAATAAAGCAATTTATTTTCCAGGAATTATTAAACATTTTGCCGAAGAAACGTCTAGAACTTTTGGGGGATTACGAATGTCAGTTGTTTGGAAATTACAATTAAACTAAAATGGACTATCAATTATTTGGAACACAAGATTATTTGGGTATTCTTGAAACTTATGTTCAAGGATTGAATAGACCTGTTTTAATTGTAGAAAAAGTTGGAATTAATAATTCTACCAATGAAGAAAAAATAAACGAAGCATATTCGGTGTATAAAAATCTTCTTCCAATTGAGGTATTTGCAGCATTAAAACAGGAAAGAATTTTTTCTGTATTATTTCATTCCAACAGTTTGGCAGAAGATTTTGCCAGAGATTTTTTCCCGCCCCAAAAAACTGATGACGAAATGTATGTACAAGTCATGGTTTTTAATAATAGCGGACAATTAATGTACGATAATAGGAATTGACATGGCAGTTCTATCACTAAATGACCATGCGATCGGGTACAATATTTTTGATGTGAAAACCAAACAGAAAATATCGTATGCTAAAAAATTGCCATTTAAATATGCGAACATAGAGGTTCCGTATGTGACGGAAGAATCTGCAAGTATTTTAACTGAATATTCTTCTCAAGTTGGGATTGAAAACGTTGAGTATTTGCAGACCTATTACAGCGTCGATTTGAATGAAATGTATGGTTATTTTTTGGAATCAAATACAAATTATTATGGTGGATCTAATTTACAATTAATCACAAAATTCCCTGCTTTAAAATCATTTTGCGACAAAAAAACTGACATGATGTATCGTGGAGCATATATTCAAGCGGATGGAAATACTAGATTTCATATTGTAAGTATAAGAACTTCAAATTTAGATAAAGTTGAAGAATTTGAAAAGTTAGAAAAATACGAATTGATTAGAGAATGTTGTATAGAATCAAATATGCCATGTTCTTTTAAATATTGCTTTGATGTTGAGAATCCAGAGCAAATTTCAATTTATGTGAATGATTGCATTTCTCCAATAATCACAATGACTGATTATTTTAGAAAGCACGATGTAGAAAAGTTTGCACAAGATAAAGCAAATTATTATCAAAAATATGTAGATAAAGGTATCTTGACACAAAATCAAGTAGATTATATACTTGAATCTAGTCCAAGAAACCAAAATAGTAATTTAAAATTTTTGTGGGTTGATAATAAAATTGAAAACATTGAGTTAGAATCAATGTGTGTTTACGAATACGAGAGTATCTGACCAGTTATGAAATCGGCACAAGGGGGTTGACTGCCCCCTTTTTTTGTGCGATACTATCTTTGTTGATTCAATTTGTCATGCAACTTCGCCCTCACCAACAGAAAGCACTGGATGCCATGATGAAGCATCTGTTTGGGCAGATTATTGCTCCGACTGGTGCTGGCAAAACTCTTATCATGATTTTCGATGCAATCCGTCGAATGAATGAATCTATCACGCCACAGACCATTGTTGTCTGTGCCCCTCGTATCCTTTTGGCGGAGCAATTATCCTGTGAGTTTCTTGAGTTTATTGATGATGCTAACGTTCTTCACGTTCACAGCGGAGAAACGCATCATAAGAGCACCACGAATCCCGAAGTAATTTCTCTTTGGGACGAAACTGTTGACAACCATAAACTTATCTTCACTACATACAATTCTCTACGTCGTTTGAACGAATCTGAGATCAATATTGACGTTGCCTATTTTGATGAAGCACACAATGCAGTCCGTACCGACTTTTTTGATTCTGTGGCATCTTGTAATGCTACTAATTACTATTATTTTACTGCTACACCCAAGCATCGTCGTTCTTCTCTCGGAACTGGTATGAATAATAGCATCGTGTTTGGTCAGATCATTGCTAATGTTCCTGCACCAGAACTTGTTGATCAAGGCAGTATTCTTTTGCCTACAATTGACATTCATGAAGTTGACTTCGAACGTCAGAAAGGTCTTAGTGCTGCAGACAATGACGCAGACACTCTCATTCATATGATTGACAAACTGGACGATAGAAACGCCCAGAAGGTGCTTGTCGCTGCCCCCAACAGCAAAGTGCTGTGGCAGATGCTATCGACCACCACGGTGCTCTCAGACCTCGCTGAGCGTGGATATGATGTTCTTCACATCACCAGCAAGTATGGTGCCTATGTCAATCAAACCAAAGTTGATCGGGAAACCTTCTTCGACACCTTTAACGCCTGGGGTCAAGATCCTGAGCGTAAGTTCATCATCTTCCACTACAGCATTCTGTCCGAAGGTATCAACGTTCATGGTTTGACTCACACTATTCTGCTTCGTAATCTCCCAATTGTGGAAATGGCACAAACCATTGGTCGTGTTATTCGTCTTAATAAAGATGACGCAAAAGACATTTCTTGTGGTAAAATTGAGGCAGGTAATTTTGCGATGTATCGCAAATCCACAGGATACATTACTGTTCCTGTGTTCAAAAACTACGGCAAGAAAACTCAGCGTCGTCTGGAAGAAGTCGTAGAAACCATTTTCATTAAGGGGCAACCCGCTATCGATATTCGCTGAAACTATTATGTACGAAACACTTACTGAATTTGAAAGAGCACTTGCTCGCTTTGGCGACAAGGTTGCTCTTATTGCTGGACTTGAAGTATCTGATAAGATTTCTCCTGAACAAGCATATCAGGAAATCAAAGAACTTTATAAAGAACTCAAAAAACTCCGTAAAAAAGAAAAATCTGATTGGACAGTTGAAGAATAAATAGCACAGAAAATTAATAGAGGCAAGATCTGTGACATTATATTACTACACACTATTTTCATTGTTTTCTATTCTTGCCATCTTAATTGTTATTGATAGAAATGTGGGAGCTTATATAGATTTGATGCTTCGTTTTGGAGTTGTTCAAATTAAAAGATTGATTTGGATTATACGATTTCATCCAAAAAATCCAATAACCCGCTGGACTTTAAATTGGAGAGTTGAAAGAATGACTAGACAACTTGAAAAAGATCTTGAAATCAAAACAAAAAACTCAACCGAAGAAAAATAACCCTATATTATAGTGAGGTAATCTTAAACTAATGACCAAATACGACAAACTAATTGATACCATTAAAGATCGCCTTTATTTTTATTACCATGTTGGCGAAAAAGGTGGTATTTGGGATGAAGAAGAAGCGAATGAAATTTCTCACGAAATTTTGCTTTCTGTTGAGGAATATCAATCATCACCATTAAGCAAAGCTTGGAGGGCAAGTGACTAAAATTAAATCTGGAGACACCGTAAAATTTCTTGGTTGTTCCAAAGAACAAATTAATTGGGGAAATAATGATGACCCTAGTGGAATATTGATCCTTGGCGACAAATATTATGTTGAACACGTCTATGTTCATTCTCAGCACACTAAAATAGAACTAAGAGGTATCCGTGGCAAATTTAATTCCGTCTGCTTTGAAAAAGTTTAAATTAATTGACTATTTTAGGAGGGTTGATTATGGAAATGAGTATGCCCTTCAGATATTAAAAACAGACCAAGTTTCTTTTATTCAAACCTCTGTATCTTGGTGTGAATGTGGGTCCAATCCTTATTTACATATAACGATGGGTGGAGGCAAAATTTTTGGATTGCTTTTTATTGTTTATAAATTTGGATTTGATTTAGATATTATGTCGTATACTTGGAAAGATAACTTTATTGATGATTATGACTCCTAACAAAAATCGTTTGAATTGGTTTGAGTATTATTTTGGACATTGTTTTCAAACTGGTTGGAGAGAGATGTGGAACAACTTTAAGATGTGGCGTGACCTTATTAGTGGTAACTATGCTGATTATGCTCTACTGAGTAGTGATGATCCATATCAAGAGTGTTACGAATGGTTCTGGTGCAGTATCAATATGGATGAAACATATCCTAAAGAGTTTCTAGAATATCTGATGGATATGTGTGATAGGATTGATCGTGGTGAAGAAAAGTTGATACCTATGGATGAAGATTTTCTTAATAGATTGAAAGAATCATTAGACGATGAACAAGAGTGATAAGGATAAGTTATACATCACATTATTTTTACTAATGCTCTTCCTGCTTGACATGTGCGTGGTGGGTGGTGTATTATTACATGGTAAAGCAAATTTTCCTGAACTGATTAAGCATCTAAAATCATGAGAAAGGTTACTGTAAAACCTAAGAGTAGCAAGGCAAAGAATCGTCTTGCTAACATTATGGAAAACAATCCTGTTTGTATTGTAGAGCAGGATACTGGTGGTGAGTTGTTTCTCGCATCAGAAAATCGCAAATACTTTATGTGGGTTAGCACCCGCACGGGCACTAATCGTTTCGGTGACAAATCTGATGCACACTGGGAGGTGATTGAATGAATTATGTTTGTATAATCGATGGTGTGCTAGAATTTGCCAGCACCACTCCAAAAGATTTTGCACATTATCTTATGATGTATGAAGATGAGATCTTCGAGGCAGAAGAGAGGGGGGCATTCATTCAAATGCTCTCCATAACTGATAAAGAGTATGATGCTATGTTTCCCGTAGAAGATGATGAATTGGAGGATGAAGAATGAAAGCTAAAACTCGTGTTATTCTTGAAATGGCAATTGAAGAAGGTGTCCGTCGTGGTTGGCATCTTGCACACAAACATGTAGAGAATCCTTTGCCAAGTGCCGTTATGGAACGCATCGACGATGCTGTAATGTCTGCAATCTACGAATACTTTACCTTTGACGATGATGACTTTAATTGATACTCTAGAATACTTCATTGATGATGAAGGTCAAAACTTAGAATGTCTTGCTTGGGAAATTCAAGAAGAGACAAATTATGATGATGAAGGGCACCAGGAGCGATTTGATTACTTCTGTGAGCAGTATGATGAACACAAAGCACGACTAGAGGATCTCAAAACCATTAAATCTATTATTGAGGCACAACAATGACTTACGACGAACTCTACGAGCACATTGTCAACTACATTGCTCAACCACTGGATGATAATCGTAAAGCCTGTTTGATTCTTGGTGCTGTCATGGAGTTTCACCTTGATTGCCTTGATGAAGGTGTAGATCCTCGCACACTTGATATGACTGGTTTTATTCACGAAAAACTCGATGAATTGGAGGCAGTAAAATGAGCGGCGGACACTTTGGAGATTACGACTATTACAAGGTCTCACAATTTGCTGATGAGTTGGAAGTAGAGATTGAGAATAATGGTAAGGAAAGGAATGAAGATCGCACTTATGGTTATGAATGGTATCCCAATCATGACCCTGATGTGATTGATGTTCTACAGGAGCAAATTCCCAAACTACGCAAGATGGCAGAGATTATGAGACACATTGATTATCTCTACAGTGGTGATATTGGTGATGATACTTTCTTGCTTCGTATGAAAGAAACAGAGGTGAAGTATGATTTTTAATCAACTGATGAAAAAACTAATTCTTGCTGCTGCTATTATTTTTGCTTCCCCTGTGATGGCACAAGAAGCAAAAACTTATCGCCCATTCACATATAAAACTCCATGTGCTTTAGAAACTAAAGAAGAGTTTATGTTGGATGAATGCACTGTGATTGAAACTCGTGAAAAGGGTGGAGCACTTCGAACTCGCAACATTTATTCTAATCGTTTCAAATTGACAATCAAAGGTCGCTTTGATAAAGAAAAAGGATACCTGACATGGGATTCACATAACAAGTATGAATACAAGTGGGAGTATAAAGTTGGTGGAGTAGATGGTCTGGGAACTTATACATATGTCATGCCAGGATTCTTACTGCAAAATGTCAGCTGGGATTGATTACGGAAACGAAAAACTAAATCAAATTTTTAGAGACACATGGCCAAACTTAGGATGGGCAAAACGTATGAATAATGATATGTCTTGGGTCAATCTTACCCAAAAAGAAATAGAAGAACTCCGCAACAAAAAACACGAACTCACTGAATACGGTAAAGAACAACTCAGGAAACTTATGAGTAAGGAACCACTCCACGCAAAAGTATCCGAAAAAGATTACAATAAGATTGTGGAACTTATGAATAATCAAGAACCATATCCCGATGCAATGTTTGAGGTTGCTGAACGTCGTGAGAAGAGTAATCGTGTTCTGCAACGATATAATGACTTTCATAATCTTGAAACTTCTGGACTTCCTCACGGCACACCAATCACACCAGAGCATCAACAGATTATTGCAATGGAAAGTATGATTGATGCTATTCGTTGCGAATATCTCAATCGGGAGTATAATCATATTGCGATTGAAGATATTGAGGATTTGATTAAACGACTTCGTGAGCAAGCAGATGAGTTTCTGAAAAGGGTAAAGAAATGAATGAAATAGACATATCAAAGGTTCTTATAGAAGGTGATACCGCAACTATTATGGGTGTAGAATACAAAAGAGTGGAGAACAAAATGAGTAGATTTACTGAAAACCCTGATGAAATTGTCCTGAAAGATGTGGAGATGTTTCACCTGGAAAGTATGAACGAACGCAGCCTGTGGGTGGGCATCTACACACAAGACAAAAAGATTTACCACTTGAATATTCACGCCGATGGTGATAAACTACGTTATTATTGGAGCGACGAAACGCCGTGAGATTTGAAACCCCAACAAAATGGGAACTCTTTCTTGATGGTTTCCGTAATGTCCTGTATATTCTTGACTGTTATGATGACGGTGATGAATGGGGTTATGGTGAATTCTGGGAGAGTTTGAGTATCGGTTGGTTTCAGGAATACATCTATCCTTACGATGACCCTTACAATATAACTATCAGTCCAGAACGTAGGTTGAGATTGGGACAAGAACCAGAAAGGATTATTGTATCCGCAGAAGCATATGATGAACTTGTGCGACGAATCAATGAACCACAAGATCCTGCTGTGGTGG